CCGCGCGCTCGAAAGGCGCGCGGCCCCGGTCGTCACATCTGCGGCGGAAGCTCCTGCCCTGCCTGGAGCTGGTGAAGGATGCCGTTGAGCATCTGCTCCCTGCGCTTGAGGGCTTCGCGGAAGTCGAAGTTGTCGGTCCCGGCGATCTCGTCGTGCAGGTCGGAAAGGTACGAGCGAAGTGCGTCCGCCAGTACGGCGGCGCCATCCGTGTCGAGCGAGAGTTGGGTCATCCCGGCGGCTCCGTTTGCGTTTGGATGGGTCTGTCGTCCAGTCCTTACCCGCCCCTCACGCAAACCGCGTACGAACCTGGGCGCAGCTCACCCCTTCCGCGCCCGCACCTCCTGCACCAGGCGCGGCAGGATGCCGCCCGCCGTCCCCTGCAGGAACACGTTGGCGATGCCGGTCAGCTCGCTCGGCTCGGGATTCACCTCGATGACGAACGCGCCGTTGGACCGCGCGATGTGGGGCAGATCGGCCGCGGGCCACACCGTCCCGGAGGTCCCCACCAGGAGGAGGGCGTCGCAGCGGCGAGCATCGTCCCACGCGCGCTCCACCGCCTGCTTCGGCAGCATCTCCCCGAACCAGACCACGTCGGGCCGCAGCGGCGACCCGCACGCCGGGCAGGGCGGCGGATCGCACTCCCCGTCCTCATCGCCCGGGATGTCGCCGGCGACGGGGTGGCCGGCGTCCAGGCAGCGGAGCCGGCGGATGTTGCCGTGAAGCTCCACCACGTCGTCGCAGCCGGCGACGGCGTGGAGGCCGTCCACGTTCTGCGTTACGATTGTGACGCTCGGCAGCAGGCGCTGGAGCTCCGTCACCGCGAGGTATCCCTGGTGCGGCGCGGCCTCGGCCACGCGGCGGCGGCGCCACGCGTACCAGCTCCACACGCGCCGCGGGTTCGCGCGGAACCCCTGCTCGGTGGCGAGCTCCTGCGGGTCGAACTCGGCCCACAGACCCTCCATCGCATCGCGAAAGGTGGGGATGCCGCTCTCCTTCGACATCCCCGCCCCCGTGGACACGACGACGCGCCGCGCCCGCGCCAGCGCGTCCGCCGCGGCGGCCATAACGTCGGGCGATACCAGGATCTTGTTCGGCATGAAGGCTACTCCGGTCTGAATTCCGCCGCGACTGTGATTGGCCCCAAAAGATTCCTGTTGAATTCCTCCAGATCCTCGGCCGGTATCCAGTACTCCTCGTGCCCCCTCGCGCCCACGACGCGAGGAGTGTACCGGCTGAGGAAACCGGTCCGCACTTCGAAGCGCGTCACGTATCCCACGTACCCCGAAGCGGCGTCGCGCGTGTTCCAGTCGCGGGCGATCTGCGCGGCGTACGCCTCGTTCGTGACAGGGTAGAAGATGGGCTGGTGCGCGAGCCGCGGCGGGAATGCCGTCCACCCGCTCTCCCGGATCAGCGCCAGCTCCGCCTCGCCCACGGGACGCCAGAGCGTCGTCGTCTCGTCGCTCATACGCGGTGCACCACCTCCCCGCCCACCATCGTCAGCACGCACTCCATCGTCCGCAGCTCGTCCGCCGGCACCTCCAGCGGATCGCGGTCCCAGGCGACGAGGTCCGCGTGATAGCCCGGGAGCAGGCGCCCCTGCCGGTCTGATTCGTTCGCGGCGAAGGCGGGCCCCTCTGTGTACGCCCGCAGCGCATCGTCGGCGGAGATGCAGTGCTCGGGGAACCATCCGCCCTCCGGCCCGCCATCCCACCCGCGGCGCGCGACGGCGGCAAAGAGGCCGGGGCGCGGATCGACCGTCTCCACTGGCACATCGGACCCGAAGGCGAGCACCATCCCAGCGCGCTTGACCGCGGCGAAGGGGTAGGCGCCGCGCGAGCGCTCATGCCCCCAGTGCCGCTCGGCGGCAGGGATGTCGGTCATCAGGTGCACTGGCTGCACGGAGGCCACGATCCCGGAGCGCGCCGCGCGATCCCACAGCTCGGGCGGGCAGAGCTGCAGGTGCTCGATGCGGTGCCGCATGGCCCGGGGCGGCGCCACACTCCCCATCACGTCGATTGCCAGCTCCACCGCCGCGTCGCCGATGGCGTGCACCGTGGAGGCGATCCCCGCATCGGCCGCGCGGCGCACGTGCGCGCGGAACTCGTCCGAGGCGAGCGTCTGGATCCCGCGCTCGTCGGTGCTCCCCTCGTACGGCTCGCGCAGCCACGCCGTGCGCGACCCCAGCGCGCCGTCGAGGAACATCTTCACCCCGCCCAGCTTCAGCCACTCCCCCCCGAAGCCGCTCCGCACCCCCAGCTCGATCGCCGCGTCCAGCCGCGCCAGCGGAATCGCCTGCAGCACGCGCAGGCGCAGCACGCCATCCGCCTGCATCGACGTGAAGTCCTCGATCCCCGTGGCCTCCACCGAGTGCACGCCGGTCAGCCCCAGCGCGTGCACGGCGCTCTGCGCATCCAGCAGCGCCTCCCGCACCTCCGCCGCGGTCGGGACAGGGAGGTGCGCCTCGGCGAGCAGCTTCGCCGTCTCCAGCAGGATGCCGGTCGGCTCCCCCGCCGCGTCGCGCACGATGGTGCCGCCCTCGGGATCGGGCGTGTCGCGCGTGATCCCGCACCGCCGCAGCCCCTCGGAGCTCAGCCACGCCGCGTGGATGTCGTGGCTCTCCAGGTAGCACGGCCGCCCCGGAACGGCCGAATCCAGATCGTTGCGCGATGGAAAGCGTCCCCACCGGTGCACGTCCCACCCCAGCCCCCTGATCCACCCCTCGCCCCCTGCCGCGGCCACGGCTGCGACGCCCTCCTCCGGCGTGCGCGCGGCGTTCAGGTCCACACGCCGCCGCGCCATCGCCCACAGCGTCAGGTGCACGTGCGCATCGGTGAGCCCCGGCGTCACGGTGGCCCCATCCAGCCGCTTCGTTTTGTACCCGGCCTTCGCTGCCGCCCGCACCTCCTCCTCGCTCCCGAGCGCGACCACGCGCCCCTCGCGCACCAGCAGCGCCCTCACCGGCGCATGGGTCCCCAGCACGTGGATGCGGTCCGCGACGACGATCAGGTCAGGCTGCATTGGGCGAAGCGAAGGGAGGCGGTACAGGGCGGGCGCGGGCAAGATGGGGGCAGGGGCGGGATGGGGCAACGGCGAAGAGGGGCCCCCTCCCCCCGACCCCCTCCCCCGCCTGCGGGGGCGCAGGGCGGGTGTAGCGCGCCACTTGATTTGAACAGCGCGGCCACATGATTTGAACACCTCCCCCCCGTCAGGCGTCAGGGGGGAGTCAGGGGTGTTTCCCATCTCCCCACCCTCCGCACACGTCAGGAGGTTGGAGGTAGGGTGACTAGTGGTCCGACCGTTACGTTGGTGTAGTCCTCGTCAGGTATACCGCCGCCGGTGATCCGGACCTCCTGACGCCAGTAGACGAGGCGGCCCGGCTTACCTTTCCCTGCGCGGGCGCGGCGGAACTGCCGCATGGACCCGGCCCACTCGCCATCCTCACTCGCGGGTGTATTGCCGCACGACAGTTCAAACAGGTAATCCTCCACCAAGTCTTCGGCATAGCCGATGTTGCCGCCGCACCCCTCCACCCTCACAGGGTAGATCATGTAAACGGGCATGTCGAACTCCCACCCTGGCTCGGTATCCGCAAAACCCTCGAATACAATCAGGTGGACCTCCTCCTCGGCGCTCACGACGCCCACAGCCCGCGTTCCAGGGTGAACGCGGCCAGGTCCTGCAACGCGGCCAGCACCGGGTTGGTTGTGGTGGGGATCCCTTCGCGCGCGACGTAGTCCGCGAAGTCTTCCTCCTGGAGCACCGCAGTGGCCGGCCACTGCGGCAGCTCGGGGTCAAGCGCCGTGCCGGCGGCCGTCGCGGTGCCCATGGTGCCGCGCACATGGCCGAAGCCTGCTGAGCTGAAGGAGGCCTCAGTAACATCGATGTGCGTGGCCCCCCTCACGGGGGTGGGTAGTGCATGCAGCATTGTGGCCTTGGCTCCTTTTAGGAGGTGCGGAGGACGAGAAATCGGGGATAGCGCACCGCGCCGGTGTTGTTCTGCACCTTCAGCAGCCCTCCCTCCACGTACAGGTTGAGCCGGGCTGCGGTATCCTTGGCATTTGACCACTGCGCATCCCCCACAGCCGCCTGGGCAATCAGAACCACGGCCGCGTGCGCGGCATTCACGAGGAAAACAGCGCTCCCGTTCGCGTTGTTCGAATTGGTGTCCACGACGATCAGCCCCACGAAGCCGGCAGGGGCGAGTGAGGACACCGCGGCTGATGCCAGCTCGATCGCACTTTCCCCGGCCACGGAGAGAGCGAACGTCGACGCTCCCGCCGTGCTCCTCCCGCGGATGTCGCCGGTCGCGGCGCGGAGTGACCCGCCCTGGATGGCGCCGCCCAGCGTAATCGCGTCCGCCCACGCCGGCGCGCTGCCGGTGGACGTGAGCACACGGTTGGCGGCGCCGATCCCGAGGCGGGCCAGCGCCGCGGCGCCGGTGGCGTACAGCATGTCGCCCGCAGTGGCTCCGGTGCCGAGGATCAGGCTGTAGAGCCAGCGGGTGCGGTTGGCGAGCTGGCGCGCCGCGAGGTTGAGGATGCCATCCCCACGACCGGGGGTTCCCGGCGCTGCGCCAGTGTTCGCGCCGACGGGTCCGCCGGCGACGGGATCCGTGGTCTCCAGCTGGTAAACCGAGGCCTCGAACGTCGAGGTTTCGTTCAGAACGCCCACGAGGGTTGCTCCTGGTTAGTCAGCGATCGGTTCCCGCGGCCGTCGCGGTGCCATCGCAGAGATAGGTGCCGTCACAGCGGTACGGGCGGAAACGCAGGTCCATCAGCCGGCTCCGGGCGGGCTTCCACACGTCCACGATGCCGCGGAGCAAGTCCCGAATCGCCGCGGTGATCAAGCGACCGTCAGCCGCAGCTCCCACCACGACCGCGAAGTTCGCCCACACCCCTCCCGGGGAGGCATACGCCTGTCCATTGGCGAGCAGCGCACCGTCACAGACCGCCCGGCCGAAGAACTCCTCGATCGAGATTTCGGGGAACCCAACTGCGCGGAACGCCTCGCGGATGGCCCACGGGGTGCCGCGGTGCCGCTGCAGCTCTATGGCGCGGCCGAGGAGCTCTCGCCGGTCCGCTTCGGTGTTGGCCAGGTCCCACCCCGCCAGCCCAGTGACGCCCATCTGCCATGCCAGCGCGTAGAGCGCCTCCGCCGGCACGCTGTCGACGCGGTTCACCAGTAGCGGGCTCAGGTCGACGTCGCCCACTCGCTCTATCAGCCCAAGGAAAGCGCGGGAGCGGTCATCCGCGATCCCCGGCGGCAGAAGGCGCAGATCAACCATAAGCTGAAGCGCCCTGGTTGATGGTGATGAGCGTGCAATTGGCCCACTCCTCCGGCCCCAGGACGCGCTCCGCAGGCGACGCGAGGACGACCGAATACGTGCCGGGCACGGAGAGCGCGGCGACGATCTGGCTCGGCACGATGTCACGTCCAAGGCTTGACCGGCGCTCAGCGGCGTAGGCCTCCGCCGCCCGGCGCACCGAGGCGAGAAGGGCCGGGACGTCTACGCCCATGAGGGGCCGAACCGTGGCGGTGATCTGGTACGGCACCTCGATCGGGGCCACGACCTCCACGGTGTCGCTGAGCGGCCGCACACGGTCGCCGCTGACGGCAAGCTGGACCTGCGCGAGGAGAGCGGCCGACGGGAGCCCAGTGGTGGCCAGCACGTAGAGGCGCACGACCCCCATCAGGGGGTTCGTCACAGCGACATCGGTGACCGCGCTGCTCGCGGTCAGGGCATGGAAGCGGTATGCGCCCGCCGAGCCTGCGGTGGAGAACGACTCCGGCGCCTGGCGGATTCGCTCCCGGTATCGATCATCGTCCTCGACGTCGGCGCCACCATCGGTCGCCGTGGTGTTGGCCACCGACGCGACGAACGCCCGCGGCACCAGGAGCTCGGAGACGGCGCCGGCCAGGAGTCCGTTGGCCGCGACTCCCGCGAGCTCGGCCGACGCCGGGACATCGCCAAATGGGGCGGCCGCGGCGATCACCAGCTCAGCGCGGGTGGAGAATACGGCGGCCGCGTCAGGGGTTTGCACCCGCGTCCCCGCAGGTATCACGATGGGCACGAGCTGCGGGGCCGAGAGCGTGAACCGGAGGGTGGTGACCGCGGCCTGCGCCGGCAGCCGAGTCGTCCCGACCAGTTCGCCCAGGTAGTCCAGCATGGGGAAGCCTGCGAACGCCACCAGGTTCTGCAGCGACGCTTCCTGGATGGCGATACGCACCAGGGTCTCACGGTACGCCATCACGTCGATCAGCAGCCTCTCCACCTGGGCGGGGTGCAGCACCCGACCCGTGCTGGCCTCGTAGGCGGCGACCATCTCGCGCGCGATCACCTCGGGGTCTCGCGCGACGAACTGCGGGACCGGGACCGTGCTCACGCTCACGTAGCGACCTCCACGCGGGTGATGCCCGCTTCGCCTCCGGGTGCCCGCAGCCGCCGGTGCACGTGCACCTCCCAGCCAGAGGCACCCGTTGACAGCCCGAGCACGACACGGGTGATCTCCACACGCGGTTCCCACCGCATCACTACGTCAACCGTCTCCCGAACGACTTGCGGCCTAGCGGCGTCGATCGGTAGCCCGAGGTACCGCCACAGGTCGGACCCGAACTCCGGTCGGCCCGGCACGCTGCCCTTTGGCGTGGTGAGGATGATCCGGATGCATTGGTCGACGTCGGCTGGACCCTCCACGACGCCGCCCAGCTCGCCCAGCTTGGGCTGCCAGTCCGTGGCGGTTATCTCGTGTATCCGGATAGGGGTCGATTCCATGGCCGGCATCGGTTCTCAGGTGATCTTGCCGCCGGCAAGCGGCCCGCCGCCGCTCGGACAGACGCCGACCACCGTTCCGTATGCCTGCAGGTGGCCAACGACCGCAACGGCGATCGCCTGTGCCAGGCTGGCGACGTGCAGGGTGGTGTTCCCCTCCCCGGCGTAGCCCCGAATCTCGCCCTCGATCGCGCTTGCCAGTGCGGCAGCATTCAGCGGCATTTACTCGCTCCTCCCCTTAGTGGTGACCTGCGGCCACACCGTCTCGATGCCGAGCGGGATCGGAGGTCCGCTGACGCCGGCCGGCGTGGGGTGCGTATGCTTCAGGTGCACCTGCGTCACGAACTCGACGGTGGCCAGCTGCTTCCCGGCATCCCCGCCGACGTGAACGTTCCTGCCGTCCGGCACCGAGATCGTGACGTCGCCGTTCACCTCCACCTGGAGCGCGGCCCCACCCGGCGGGATTGCGATGGAGAGGCGGTGCACGGTGCGGTCGTAGTCCAGCGTCGCGCCGTCTGCCATAGCCAGGTGAAGGCGATCGAGGCTGGACACCGGAGGCAGATCCGCTTCCGAGTAGATATGGCACAGGACCAAGCCGACGTCGCCATGCTCCTCCAGGAGGCACGCGACGTGGGCGCCCTCGTCGGGCATCCACAGCACGCGGTCACCCAGCGTCTTCGCGTGTCCCACCGCGAGCCAGGGGCTCTCCAGATCATCCGTGTCCTCGAACACGACGCGCACCCGGGCCGTGGCGGCCTCTCGCTCAGTCACGCGGCCGAAGCGGAGCGTGGTCATGCCACCTGCCTCACTTCCAGAGACGTGACATACCCCTCGCCCCGGGTGATCTGGTGCGCCGAGCTCGCGACGTGGTAGGTGCCGTCCACCCGGTCGCCGAATCCGACGAGGGTCCCGTTGGTGCCGGCCATGCAGCGAGTGGTGCCCTCGATGTCGATCACCCCCTCTACACGCCGTCCATTCCGCAGGCGGAGCTCCGCGCGGGCTCGGGCCTCGGCCGCGGCCGCACCCTCCACCCGAGCCCGGATCTTGAGCACGTCGCCCGAGGTCACACCCTCGGCCTCAACGATGCGCCGGATCAGCTTCTTCGACCCCGGGTTGTGGTAGCTCACCTCGCATGCACGGTACACCGCGCGAGTGCGGCGCTGCAGCCGATAGCGCGTCTCGTGCCCTTTTCGCACCGACCAGGTCGCCGCGGCGGCTTCGAGGGCATCGCGCTCCTGGAACACGAGCTGGCCATCGCGGACGCTGGTCACGTAGCCATGCTCGTCTGCCAGCCGCGCGAGGAACTGCAGGTCGGTCTCTTCGTTCTGCGTCACCCGCTCAATCGTCACGTTACGCACCAAGCCGACGACCCGAAGACTCAGGCGGGCGGCCACGGTTGACGCCACGCCGGAGAGCGTCTTGCCCTCGTAGCCTACGCTCCGCTTCGTGCGGAGCGCCGGCCTCGGCCCCGCGGCCAGCGCGGTGATGGTGATCAGGTCGGGCGGCCCTTCGGCTTCCAGCTCGGCCACCTCGAACGCTCCGCACGGGAGGAGAGGCGCGCCGGCATACCCGATCCACAGCCCGATTCGTGTGCCTTCGTCGGGGCACCACGGCCCGGTGAAGAGACCGGCTTGGTTCACCAGCTGGAGCTGGATGTTGTCGATCTCTGCATGCGCGTTGTCCGTGTACCGGGCGGTCACCACGTAGGGGTTCAGATCGAGTGTGACGTCCTGGCCGCCGATCTCGATACGCCACGCCGGCTCAGCGACCGGCCGTCCCGCGAGCACGAGCGGCTCCCCCGCAGCCGCGGCGAGAGTGGGGAATGCGAGTCCGCTCACCTGGTCACCGGAGCGGCAGGCCGCTTCCACGGAGGCAGCAGATCGACCGGAAATGCCTCCACGTTCAGATCCTCACCCAGAAACGGCACACGCAACGAAACCCCCCCGGGCAGAATCGGTATGATCGGCACGTCGGGATTGGCGGTGACCAGTTCCTCGTATCGGTTCGGATCCCCATAGTACTTCCAGGAGAGCTGGTCCCACCGCTCGCCTTCCTTAGTCACGTGCACCAGGTGTGCGGCGGAGACAGGTCGCATGTCAGGAGCGGCGGGTGATCGTGGATGCCGGTACGGCCCGCTGATTTGCCCCCGCGGGCGGACGGCGAGCGCCAGGGGTGCGTGCACCCGCGGTGGGAAGGCCCCGCGCCGGCGCGCTGGCGGCCCTCTGCGGCGCGTCGGGCGCTCGCGGCGGCTCGACCCACTCCAGCAGCTCCAGGCGGGCGGATCGCCTGAGCGCCTGCCCCTGCAGACTCGTGTCGCCGGTGGTCTCCTCCAGCGAGTTCAGCACGTAATGCCCACGAACCACCCCGCTGGCCGCCCACACCAGCGGCACCGCCTGGGCAGCCGCCGCGAGCGCCTGCAGCTCCGCGAAGGCTGCGTCTGGGTCACAGAACGCTCTCAGAAACTCCAGCTCGATCGTCACGTGCTCCAGCTCCTGCCCGAGCCGATGGAGCGATGGCTTGCCGCTGGCGCGCGCGTGCTCCGCGAAGCCGTATCCCCGGCGCGACTGCAGGCCGACAACTGGACCGACGAGCCGGAACGTGACCGCGCCGAGCGCAAGGTAGGGGAGACTGTCCGTAGGGACACCAGGAAGCTTCGGCTCCATCATCGCATCGTGGTGAGCTCGCGCGCAGCGAGCGCGTCGCGAACGGCCCGCTCGACCAGGCGCTGCAGCTCGACGCGGTGCACGGCGTCGAGCCCCCTCAGCTGCTGCAGCAGCTCGGGCGCGGCCGCGGCGCCGGCCGGCAGCTGGTAGACCGGAGCGTACTGCACGGACACCAGCGGCCCCGTACCCTGTGTACCTCCGCCGCCTGCCCGGCCTGCCGCGACCTCGAAGCGGGCGCTGGTGATCGTGTCTTGTAGGCGCGGAGTGTTCAGGGTAGACGCGACGCCGGGAGCGGCGGCCGCGAAGGTCGCCGCCGTCGCCGCGCGCATCGCGCGCACCAGCGGAGCGGGCTTCACGCCCTCAGCGATGGTCTCCACCAGGCGGATGCGGTGGATGTCGCGGAGCGGGCCTTCCTTGGCGGGCGAGAATGGCAGGTGGTCGCGGATACGCTGCACGACGCGGCGGATCAGCTCGACGGGCCGGTCCGCCATACTCTTCATCCCCTCCCAGATCGAACTGAGGATGTTCGCACCCGCGGCGCGCATCCGGCCAGGCAAGCCTGCGACCAGTGTCACGAAGCCGCCGATCGCCCTCCCCCAGCGCTCGCCCAGCGTCTCGCCCGCCTTCTTTACGTCGTCCACCGGCTCGAGCAGCCGCGTGAACCAACCCCACACCGCTCGCGCGCCGGCCGTGACATACGGCCACACCGCGCCCAGGAGGCGCACGGCTGTCATCGCGCCGCGGATTGGAGGGAACAGCCAGGACAACGCGCCCACCACTTTACGAAGTACCGGCATTGCAGGTGCCGCGGCCTCGCTGAACCCCCGCCACAACCCCCGGAAAAACCCGCTGATCGGGCGCCAGTACTTGTAGAGCAGAATCGCCCCCAGGACGATCCCGGCCACCACGAGCCCCACCGGGTTGGCGAGCATGGTCAGGGAAACCGACCGGATCCCGAGCGCCACCGCGCGGAACAGCCCACTGATCGAACGCGGGCTGCCCAGGACGCGCGCTGCACGGCCAATCCAGCCGCCGAGGGAGAGCCACGCAAGTCCCAATTGGGTGGTCGCCAGGCCCGCTGCGCGGCCGATCCACATTACGGCCTTGGCTGCTGGGCCGCCGGCGAGCGCCGCGCCCTGAAACCCCAAGCGCAGCAGGGGGAACCCCTTGCGCAGCAGGCCCACGGCGCTGAGAACCGGAGCGAACACTTTGAAGGCGGTCCCCATCACCACGCTCCCCGCGCCCACCGCGAGAAGGCCCGTGGCCACCCGAAAGAGTGAGCGCTGGAGCTGAGGGTCCCCGTTAATCTGCGCCAGGACTGCGGAGTACCGTTGTAGTGGGCGCTCCAGCTCCGCCCGCGCGACCGCCTCCATGTTGATCCGCAGCTGCTTCGACTGCTCCTTGGCGGTGCCCATGATGGCGTTGTAGTTGCGGTCGATCAGCGCCCCCGTGCGACCCTCTCTGAGCGACGTGTCGCGAATCCGCCGGTACTCCTCCAGGTTGGCCATCATCGGCTTCAGGAACGCGAGAACCTGTTGGTCCCCGAAGAGCTCGCCCATCTTGAACTCGTTCCCCTTCGTCATCCTCTGGATCAGCGCCATCATCTCCTCGATCGGGTCCTTGCCCGACGCGGCGATGCGGCGCCACTCCTTTTCCAGGTCCACCCCCATGTCCTTGAAATTCTTGACCGTCTCGGGGGAGGTCAGCTTGCTCAGGAAGTTGTTGAAGTTGTTGAACGCCTGCGAGGGATCGCCGGCTCCCTTCAGCGCCACCTGGAGGCCTGCACCGAGCTGCGAGACAGCGGGGAGCCCCTGCATCTTGAGCGCCTGCGCCTGGGCCGTCAGCGCAGGGAAGTACTGCGCCATGTCCCGGAGCTCGAACGCACCCAGCTGCCCCGCCTGCATGGCGACGCCGATCGCCGACCGTACCTCACCCGATGCGACCTTGAGGTTGTCCTGCATCGCGAACGTGGTGGTCGAGAGCTCCTTGATGTCTGCCGTCGCGGCGGTGGCCGCCTTGGCCACGGTCGGAAGGATAGCCTCGACCGCGGGCATCGCCATTCCCTTGGAGGTGAACACCCCCATGCCGGCGATCAGCTCCGCCTGCGTCTGGTTCACGCGCGGAGCGAGTCCCAGCAATCTCCTGTCGAGCTGCTGCAGCTGTACGTCCGTCTGTTCCGCGACGTTGCCTATCTGCCGCAGCTCGTGCTGCGCGGAGATCGCGTTCCCGGGGACGTCCTGCAGCCCCAGCGCTGCGGAGCTGACGCGCGGCGCGATGCGACGGTCTCCCGAGCCAACAACATCCGCCCCGGTGTGGGGAACTCCCGACAGGCCGAGAATGGAGAGCGCTTCGGCGCCGGAGATGGGAGGTTTCTGGTCCAAGATTGTCAGCCCCCGATCAGGTTGCGGAACGACTCCAGGACGTCCCGGCTGCCCTTCTTGCGCACGTTTGCGAAGACGTCCACCTCGTAAATCAAGTTCCCACCGATCTCCAGCTTGTAGTACCACACCTGCTGCGTGCTCTCGGGCTTCACCTGCTCGCCCTGCTTGAGCGAACCCATCCCCGTGTCGGTGATCGGCCCGTGAATGGACATCACCAGCGTCTCGGTCTTGCTCAACCCGCGCCCGGTGAAGGTCTTCACCTCCGCGCGCACCATCAGCTGCACCGATTCCTCGGGATCAGCGATGGTCTCCAGGACGTCGCGGTAAACGGAGCCCCACTTGTACTTCGCCTCCATGGCCTCGATGGTGCCGGTGGCCAGCTTCACGGCCGACATCAGCCCGAGCGGCTTGTGCTCCTGGAGCACGTCCTTGATCGCCGGCGGAGTCACCTCGTCCGCCCGGCCGAGGAGGTTCCGGCCGTTGAGGTAGACGACGGCGTTGCTGACGATGTTGGGAGCTGCCTTCATTGCGGGTTCTCCTGGCGCGCGGGTTTAGGCTGCAGGCGCCAGCGCGCTGAGCAGGCTGGTGTCGACGAACGCGGAGAGCGTGAAGCGCTCGGCGACGGTGGGCGGCATGAAGCTGATGTCAAATGTGAGGTGGCCCGCGGCTATCTTGTCCGCGGTGTTCCTAGCCGGGTCGAAGGTGCACTCGCCGGCGATCAGTCTGCCCTCCGCCATGAGGCTGCGGAGGAATGCGTTGACCGACTCGCGGACTACGTCCACCGTGGCCGCCGTGTAGGGCTGCCCCAGGTACTGCATCGCGATCAGCTCCACCGCGTCATACAGCATGTCCGCGGTCCGGCGCACGGGGATGAAGTTCAGCGGGTGCGTGTCGGCCGGCCACGCCGTGGTGCGATTCCCCCAGACCCGCAGCCCGCTGCCGAACCCGTGGTAGATCGTGACGATCCCCACCTCGTTGAGGCGGTTCACGTCGGAACTGGCGTCGCGGAAGTCCGCCGTCAGCGGGCGCTCCATCCCGACGATCCCGCGGATCTCCATGTTGGAGGGGCTCACCTGGTAGCCGTCTCTCTCGTCACGCGCGGCGATCGCGCCGGCGACGCGTGGGGCGTAGGGGGCGAGCACCACGTCTCCGGACGCCGCATCGAGCACCCGCACGTGCGGGTAACAGGCGACCCCGCGCCCCGAGCTGCTCGCGAAGTTGATGGCGCCCGAGGGACCGCGCCCGGCGATCGCGTTCGCCACGGTCGTGCCCACCGGGGCATCCCACAGCGCGATCGCGCGGAGCTGCTCGGCGATGGTGAGCAGCTCCGCCACCACGGTGGCCTGCGAATCGAACGCCGGCGCGAGCAGGAGCTTCGGTCCGAAGCCGATCACCGCGGCCGCGTCCCGAAGCGCCTGCATCCCCGTGCGCTTGCCCGCGCCGTTGACGCCCCCGATCACCTGCACGGGGGTCACACCAGCAGGGTGTGGCCGCGAGTAGCTGATAAGGAGAGCGGTTCCTGCGGGGATGGCCCCTCCAGGCGCACGCGTGACGGTCCCTGCGGCGGCGTCCACCGTGTAGTCCACTCCACCGCCTACGTAGTTAGCGCCGCCGTCGTCAGTCACCACCACGTTCGAGACGCCTCGGTGCACCAGCCGGTAGACATCGTCCGATGAAGCGTGTTCGTTGAGCGGCACGGCGACGTGGTGTACCGCCGGGTCAAAGACGTTGACGACGATCACCGCGCCGGCGCCCTGGTCGAAGATCGCCTTCAGCGCCGCTGGGATGGTGTAGCCGGCCACGTCCGCGGAGCCGAAGTACTTCTCGGCGTCGACGTCGCCCGTGATCAGCACGGGCTCGTTGACCCGGCGGTCGGCGGCGTCTGCCTGCCAGATCGGGGCGGTGCCCACCAGGCCCACCACCGCGGTGCGGACGGACCGGACCGGGCGCGGCCCAACCGCGGACTCGACGGTCTCTACGCCGTGCAGGAACGTTGGCATCAGCTCGCCTCCGGGCTGCTGGTGGTGGACGCGGTAGAGGAGCGGCGGGAGGTGGGCGGCTTCAGCTCCGCCGGCGGCGCGGGCGTTGGCGCTGCCTCACGCAGCAGCTGCAGAGCCACGAGGGTCTGCACGTGCGGGTGGCCCGGCGGGAGCGGCACGGGATCTGAGTCCGGGCTGAGCATCACTTCGCGCTCGGTGCGCCCGGCGCCTTCGCCCTCGATCAGCGTCACGCCGCTCAGGGGTCCATGGTAGGTGTAGAGCACGTCGTTCTGCCGATTCGGGTCAGCCACTCGATACCTCCAGATTCTCGCGTTCGTGGGCCAGGATGATCCTCTCGATCGCCGGCCCTACTTCTTCTTCGCCCAGCTCCACAGCCATGGTGGGTGCACCGAAGGTGATGGCGTATGCCCACTGGTTTGCGTTCCGCCCTTCGAACCTCTCCGCCTGCGGCACCAGCCTCTCGAAGCCGGGCAGCTCGTACCCGGCCAGCGCCAGGCGCGCCACCTCCAGCCAGGCCATCGTGCCGCTCGGCCCGTTCAGCTTCCGCGTGACGACGATCACGTCGACCAGGATGCGCCGGCGCTGAACGATCACATCCGTGCTCTCCGGCTTGGTGTAGGTTGCGCCAGCGTAACGGACCAGGTATGCACCCACCTGGTGCCTCAGCTGGTACTCTTCCACCTCGTCAGGGAACTCCTCGACGTGCAGCCCCGGCGCTACCAGAGCCCTGAGCCGGTCGCATACGCCTTTCACCAGCGCGGTGCTGGTGTTCTCCCCTAGGATGCCTTCGGCCGCGCCCAAAACCTCGTCGAGTGTCTCGCTCACGCTGCGGCCCGATTCAGGTAATCGTGGAGTATCTGGCGCATCTCCCGCTCGTCGGCCGCGGAGATCCCGAGGAACGCACGGCCCGGGTTCGCGCGTGCGCCGGCGTTTTCCATGTCGCGCGTGCCGCCCATCTGCTGGAGCGCCGCATACTTCCGGTTGGAGCCCCACTGCACGTCGCGCCGCGAGGCGCGGTGGGTGATCGAGTTGAAGAGGTGCCCCTTCACGCGCAGCATGTGCTCGTCGCCTCGGAGCCTGCGCTTGCTGATGCGTCTGTTCTGCGTGCTCTCCGCGAGCTCGGGCCAGGGGTTTCCCTCCGGGTCCTCCTCCTCCTGGATCCGCTGCTGGGCCGAGCTCACAAGCATCGCGCCGATCTCGTCCAACGCTGGCTGCGGGTTCACGGCCTTCAGCACCAGGCGATGCAGCAGCAGCCGAGCTTGCCGATCGTCAGCCGTCGCGGAGAGCTTCACGCCCGCCATCAGTACCCGCCCATGCTGCCGCGCGAGAAGACGCGGGTCCCCTCCAGGACCTCGATCCCACTGCTCTGCTGCACGGGCTGCTGATCGACGGTGATCCCCAGCTGGTGCGTCCCGGCGTTCACCCGCTCCAGCAGGCGGACTGCATCCTCGTACTGCTTCCGAATGTCCGCGATCGTCTCGGTCCGGCGATCGATCTGCAGCCGGTACACGGCGATCGTACATGCCAGCGTCTTCAGGTGCGCCGGCACCCGCGGAAGCGGGAGCGGGTACCTGGCCTGCAGGTACCCGTCGATCTCGGCCGAGGCGTCCGCGAGCGCGGCTTCCAGCTTCCCGACGTTCAGGACCGCGCCGTTGGGATCGGTCAGCTGGATCAGGTCGTTCTCTGGGAACCGCTCCAGGAGGTCCGCCGCGCTCGCGTACATGCCGTCTCGCCTGAGAGGGGGTGTGTGCGGCGTTTGATGGAACGCCCGATGAAAAAAGCTGCGGCCGGGATTCGAACCCGGACTCTCGGCTGGCGAACGGCGGTGGGTCGCAGCCCAGCCGCCGCCTGCCGTGCGTTGCCAATTACGCTACCGCAGCGCCCCCTTCCTCCCTTCCAACCCGCGTTACTTCCCTGCGCCCTTCTTCGCCCCGGCGGCGTCCGACTCGCCGTCCAGCACTTCCACTACCAGCTCCTGCTTCTCGCCCAGCAGCGACTCCAGCTGCTCGGCCGTGACCTCGAACTCCTGGGGCTCCGGCGTGTGGCGCAGGCCGGCGCGCCGGAAGCCCGCGTCGGATCGGGAGCGGGTGCGTACCCTGTGCTTCGTCTCTGCCATGCGCGCCCCCTTCAGTCCAGCCACGGGCACACCAGTGCCTCGGCCGAGTCGCGGTTGATGTTAGTGGAGCCATCCAGCTTCTCGGCCTTGGTGATCTCCAGCGCAGAAGACCGGTACGCCGCGGGGACCAGGAGTAGGTCGGGACGCACACCCAGCGGATCGCCACCGTCCTTCTTGAGGCTCTGCATCGCCGCGTATGCCGCCTCGTATGTCTCCCTGGTCAGCGGCTGCCGGCTGCCGTAGGCGAGCTGCCAGAGCCCGAACCCGGCTGCGCCGCGCGCGTCCACACCGTAGCGGAACTCCCCGCGGGTGAAGACCTGCTCGTCGGTAGGTGAGTCCATCGGAACGAAGGTGTAGTCCTTCCGGCGCTGGAAGATGAACGGCTTGATCGGCTTCGTCGTGTCCAGCAGAATCCAAAGCGGGCCGTCTCCACCCTGCCAGTTCGAAGCGGACACTTCCGTCCGGTCGGCCGCGAGCACCGGGTGATCCGTATCGAAGAAGAACTGGCCGTCGAAGCACTTGCGGCGGAACCCCTCGCGGACGAGTGAGAACACGAGCGTGTCGGGGTGCTGCTTCGCCTGCATACCCATCATCTCGATAGCGGGCTTGTAGACGCCAATGTTGTCGTCCTCGATGTTCTCGCGCTTCACCCCGATCGTCAGCTCGAACGGGATGTTGCGGAGCGTGAACCCGTGGCTCCCCAGGTTGTTCACGACCCGCTCGCCCACCCACTCCCGGAAGCCAGGGATCGAGCCGAGCCAGTCGTAGCGCTCCTCCGACTTCGTGCTGGGGGACAGCATCGCGATCCGCTCCCACATGCTTTCCGTGGCGGCGAACTGCTTGTTGAAGTCCCCCTTGAACCCCGTGAACAGGGCCCTCAGACTGTCCTGGTTTACGAGCATGCCTCAGTTTTCGTTGGGGGCCGCGGAGCTCGCGGCCGTGGAAGTGGTGGCGGGGGGGGGATTAGGTCAGCTGATCTCGACCCACACGCCCGCGGTCTCGATCCCGCGGATCACGCCCGCGGCACTGCGCGTACCGCCCGCGTCGTTGTCGGCGACGGTCTGGTCGTCCACCGCGTAGCACACACTCCCGACGTCAGCCTGGGTGATGGTGCCGTCCTGCGCGAAGCGGAACATCCCCCGCTCCACTTCCACCACCAGGTCGCCCGCGGCGCCCCCACGATTGTCCACATGGTGGTTCGCGCGCCCCGCCACCAGGAGCCCGGGCGTTGCGGTCGCAGGCTGAGCGTACCCGGCGGCGATCGCGACGAGTGAGCCGGCGAAGATGCGCACGCTCGCCGCCACGCGGTAGCCGATGATCCCCGTCCCACGGCTCGGGGTGTCGCGGTCCTTTGTCAGGGCGGCCATCAGCTCTCCCGGTTCTTGATGAACTCCTCGGGCGACTGCTGCAGTGCGGAGCAAACCGCCAGCTCCGCCGCCGTTAGCTTGGCCGCACCGCCTGTCCCACCGCCGCCACCGCCGCCGCCACCCGCGTCCTCCTGGATGATCTTCGGCAGCCCGTCCGCGAAGGTGGCGAAGCCCTGCGGATCGCGTGTGTGGTAGGAGAGCGCCCACTCGCGCTTGGCCGGGATCAGCTTTCCGTCCGTGATCAGCCGGTCCACCAGACGGGTGCCCTCGCGCGTCTGCGCCGAATGCAGCGCCGTGCTCAGCTGCTGGTACTGCTCGATCGGGACGAACTTCGCCGGGTCCGCGGCTGCGGCGGTGGCCGAGTTGACGGCGGTGATCACCTCGTCCGCGGTGGCGGTCGCCGGCAGCTGCAGATGCGTGGCGACCCTTGCCAGTCCCGCCTGCGCCTGCACCGCGCTGCTGCACCTGGCGACGATCTCCGCCTCGGCCGCGGTCTCGGCTAGACCGAGCGCGGTGGGGATTGACTTCGGTACCGCCACTGTGTCCTCCTGGCCGGCTGCTGCGCCGCCGTGTTGAGCGTTGATGGACACGAGGTCCAGGTTCGGGCGATTCGTGAGCCCCGCCCGCAGGATTGCGATCACGTACCCGTCCGGCGCGTGGAGGAAGACGGGTGAGAGCATCCGGAACTCGCGCCCGCGGATCTTCGCGTCGCCGCTCGCCGTCCACATCACCTTTCCCCAGATGCCGTCGTCCCGGGCCTCCACCTCCGAGATCCACCCACTCGCCGGCGCCGCGTCGCCCGCGTGCCCAGGCAGCTCAAGCGCGTGGCCGACATCGATGGGGAGATCTCGGCCGCGCGCACGCTCCTTCGTGATCCGCACGACCGCCTCGGCGTCGGGCATGTGGTACGGCCCCCGCCCGTCGATGCCGGAAAACGTTCCGATTGGAAGGAGGTGCACCCAATCCGGGAGCCCGTCGTCCGTGAGATCCAGCACGGTCGAGTGCGCAGCAGTGCCGAGAGAGCCGGCCGACGTGTGGGCGCTGAGGCGAGCGTATGCGTCGGTCATTCCGGACGGCTGGCAAGGGACGGGGTGGGGCGAGAAGCAGCCAGGACGGACGATAGCCCACCCCGCGCCCGAGTTGCACTACGACAGGTGTCAGGGGGAAAGAGGAGTCGCGCGCGCGTGCGCGCGCGCGCATGGCCCGTCAACCCGCGACCCTTCCCCGGGCACCCACGCTCCGCCGTTAAACCGTTCATAAACGGTTTACGCTCGGAGCCGGGGTATCGGGGCGTCCCCGTGCGCGCGATCGGCGCGTAGCGGGGCACCAGCGCACGAGCGTTCAACGAGCCCCCGTCGGCAGGCTGGTGAGTCCTACGAACCGCCCCAGGTCGCCGTTCTTCTTGCTCAGCAGATCCACCTCCACGACGGCGTTCACGGCGGGCGTGCCCTTCCTCCGCGCCTTGGGTGCCCGTGCGACCGTCACCAAAAGCTGCTCGTCGGCGAACTCCTTGGAACCGCGCGCCAGGATGTACAGGAGCTGCTTCGCCTCCGCGTCGTACCACGCGGCCAGGGGGTTTGCCAGGAGGGAGGGCAGCTGGCGCACGAGCTCCACGCGCTGCCGCTGGGATAATCCCTTCAGCCGCTCGTTGCCGGTGCTGACCATCTTCCTCAGATCCGGCGCGCGGAGCACGATGCCCGCGGCCGCCGGCGCCTGGTCCGATCCGTGAAGCCGCGCGATCGCCTGGGGGGAGATCGCCCCGAGCGGGTGGACGTCGCCCTGGGGTTCCCGCCGGGCGGCGACGTCATCAACCCACCGCCCGAACCCGGCCTGCAGGTCGGGGAGCACCTGGTGGGAGGCCTCCGCCCACGTTGCCGCACCCAGCTTCGCCGGCGCCGCCGCGAGGCGCTCGCCCAGGACGCGCGCGGCCGTCTCCCGCGCAGCGATCCCCGGGTTGTAGTCGAACCCAGGGGAGATCCCGGGCGGGAGGTGCCGGATCTCGCCAGTGCGGGGGTTCGTGTACGCGGTGGTGATCGGATGCTTCGGCGGAGAGGGCGAAACGTTGTAGCCGTAGCGCGCCAGGTCGCGGGCGCTGAGCTGCTGCACCGAGCAGTGGCACCCCCATCCGTTCGGAGGGAACGCGGTCCGCCACCAGGGGTCCTCGGCCGGGAGCACCCTTCCGTGCCACGCCTTGTGCTGCTCGCGGGGGTTGCCGTTGTCGAGGTGGACGTAACGCAGGAAGGGGCGTTGCGCAGCCGTTCGCTGAACCTGCTCCCAGCGGCCGGCCGCGTGTGCGGTGCGCAGGTTGGTGTCGTAGATCGTCCGCAGCCGCCGCACGCTCCCGAGCTGCACGTCCTTCTCTTCGCCATCCCGCGGGTCCACCATGCGGCCGCGCCCCCACCAACCCTTCTCCTGGAGGGTGGGGATGAGCCGTCGCTTGAAGTCCGCGAACGTCTCCCCCTCCGCGATCGCCGCGTCGACGGCGCCGTGGATGTCTTCCAGGATGTCGAGCTTGGCCACCTTGGCGACGGTGAAGGCGCGGGCGTGCTCCTCCGCGTAGACGTCCTGCCAGCTAAAGGACGGCTGCAGACCCTTCCGGCGGAACGCCTCGATCGCTTCCTCGGGCGGGAGCCCGACCGGAAGAGCGGTCGCCAACTTTTTATACCCCGTCGATTTCTTTACCGGCCAGGTCGACGCCGAGCCCGGCCGCCAGGTGCGCGGCGAACGCACCGCGCTCCACCAGCTGCTGCAGCTGCGCGTCGTCCATGGCCACCACCGCCTCGGCTAGCCGGTCCCGGAACTCCTCCAGCGAACCCACCTCCTCAAGGAGTTCGCCAATCGGCTGCACCAGCGGCTCCATCACCGCCCGCCACCGGTCGCCATCGAGCTGATCGCGGACGGCCTGGCCGATCGAGTCCGCGGCGCCCGCGCCAGCGGCGGCGTGCGCGCTCCGGATCCCGGTCGCGGCCGCGCCGCGCGCGTGCGCCACCGGATGGGTGGACGACGCCGCGGGCGGAGGGGGGAGCAGTACTTCCGCATCCTTGGGCGGATCCGCGAACCCGAGCAGATCACGGATCGAGCTCATTTCCACCCGCAAGCCCATCGGCACCACGATCTGCAGCGCCTTCAGCTTGTCCATCGTGCCCAGCTCGTCGGGCAGCCCGATGTGCGCGCGGGGGTATTCAGCCTGCTCGCCAAAGTTGAGATCGACGTAGGGGCGGATCAGCTGGTCGTTGAGGGTGTCCTGCGCCTGCTCGGCGTCCGACTGCTGGATGTCGGCGCGCACGTCGTTGTGCACCTCCCCCAACGCGCGGCTCCCGCCCCCACTGCCCACGTCCGAGGTCAGCGTCTGGCCGAGGATCACCTTGGTCACCTGGGCGTCCAGGTAATTGCAGAGCCCCTCGTACAGGTCCCCGCTGGCCGACTGCAGGGCGTTCACGAACTCGATCACCATCCCCTCCGGGATGATCGCGGCCGCGTCGCTCCCGATCGAGGAGACGGCGCGAAGCAGCTTAGCACGGTCGTCCGCGGTGGCGCTCGGGTGGTACTTGCCCACGCGGTACGGCTGGCCGTACACGTCGGCGAAGGCGACCCAATCCTTGAGCGAGAAGTTCTTGAACAGGTACGCCCATGCCGCGGCTCGCGCGAGCCCGCCGCGGATCGGCAGCCCGGCCTTCGCCGATGGCGTGTGCACGATGTACTTGTAGGGGGCGAGCGGGAGCAGCTCGACGCCCTCACGAAGGCGAAGCGTGCGCCCGTCCACCCGGTCGAACGCGAACCACTGCGGCGGCTTCCACTCGATCTTGCCCGGGTACCACTCGCGTGCCGTCTGCCGCCAGGTGATCTCCTGTGCCGCGTACCCCTTGCCGATCCCGTCGAGCATCGAGAGCAGTACTTCGCTCAACCGCAGCCGACGAAACATGGCACGCACCGCGTCGGTGATCTTCACGTCGCCGGTGGAATCCGACGGTGCCTCAACGGTGACCGGCAGCTGCGCCACCGCACGCTTCCGGGTGCCGAGCTGCGCGAGGTAATTGAGATCCTTTTCCTCCATGTCCTCGGCGAGCTCCAGGTACCGCGTCGCGTCCCCCTCCTCCGCCTCCACCAGGATGGCGGCGAGCCGCTGGGGGGTGAGGCCGCGCGACGGGTGATCCGAGAGGATCGAGCGCACGCCGGTCAGGGAGGGCGTGGCCTCCTCTCGGATGAGCCGCGCCCGGTCGACCGGGTTGCCGTACTGGTCCAGGAGAGCCATGCGTAATCCTCAGAACCCGCCGGGAGCGAAGCCGATTGACCCGCCGTCGTCGTCACCCCCCCGCCGGTCGTCGTGGCGGTTGCCGAGCGGGGCGGGCTCGTAGTCGTAGGTGGGTGTGTCAGCGCAGCTCGCCGCATACGACAGCACGCCGGCGATCGCGGTGTCGCCGTGCCGCTGTTTGCCGTCCGTGCCCTTGGTGCGCGCCTTGTCCGGGATTCCGGGGACGCCGTTCACCACCTTCACCAGGCGGTGATCAGCGAGCACGTCGTCATCCTTGGGGAGGATGACCATTGCGTCTTCCAGCGCGGCCTTGTACCGGGGGAAGTTCTCACGGTACCATTTCGGGCTCAGCATCACCTGCTCGACGCGGCCGGAGCCGTAGCGCTGCATCGCCACCTCAGACAGGTACTGCCCGTTGCCGCGGGCATCGAACTTTGCGGCGTAGAAACGCGGCAGCCGGTCGCAGATGAAGAAGACGATCTGCGCTTGCTGCTCGAAGGGGATGTTCCGCAGCTCCACGATGAAGGGCGTGTAGCGAACCAGGTTCTGCATCATCTGGCCTGGCCATAGCACCGTGAGGTCCCCCGTGCGCCCGAAGTCCTCCCCGAAATACGAACGGAGATTCGGGTTGAGCAGCCGCAGCAGCGGCTCGAGGTGCTCCATGCCCCAGGCAAGCGTCTCCGTCTCGCGTACTGCCTTGGGCAGCTCGGCAAACTCGTTCGTCTGCTCCCAGCGCACCATCGGGATCCCGTCCCGCATCCGCGCCTCGACAAGCGACCCCGGGATGTAGACGCCCCCACCGGAGCGCGGGATCACCCCCAGCTCCTCGTCGGCGTTGTGTCGGTACATCCCGTAGATCATCTCGCGGAACGCCGCCTCGCCCTCACCTGACCACTGTATCTTCTGCTTCTGGCAGATGCGGCGGTACAGCCCCTCCGCCATCGCCTCCTCGAACGTGATCCGATGAAGCGTGTACGGAACCCGGCCGGCACGGACGTCGGTGACGAGCTGGTTGAACTCGTTGTCTTCGCCGTCGTGCGTGGAGATGATACGCACCTTCCCCCCCCAGATGATCAGCGCGAGGGCCGCTTTGAGGACGGCGTCCAGATCCTCGTGGAAGGCGCCCTCGTCTATGACCACGCGCCCCTGCTTTCCGCGCAGCGTCTGGGGGCGAGAGGACAGCGCTACGATCTTGTGCCCGCTCGCGAAGCGGACGCGGTAGGCGGTGATCCCCTTCTCACGGTCCGCATCCTCCAGGACGTCACCGGCGTCCTCGATCTCCCCCGCGGCGAGCTGGAACGCCCTCGCCCACATGGCGCACGTCTCGACAAACTCAATCGCGAGCGCCTTATCGTACCCGATATACAGGGTGTCTTCACCCGAGGCGGAGGCGGCGGCCAGGGTGTCGTCAGCGGCCTCCGCCCAGGTGAGCCCAATCCGGCGGCTCTTCTCGCAAACCTTCACGGGGGACGGGTCAGCCACCCACCGCTGCTGGTACGGCAGCAGCACCGAGGCGAGTTCGCTCACGCGTGCACCGCGCTGACTGGGATCAGCCAGGAGGTGACGCGCGCTGCATCAAGGCGCAGGACTTCCCCGGCCAGCTCGATCCCCCACCCTGTCCGGTAGGCCCCATCCTCCCACCACTGCACCACGGTGTTGCCTGGCGAGAGGCCACACAGCATCACATAGTCCCTTCCCTCATCGCGATATCGCACTTTCGCCAGGAATCGCCCGGCCGGCGGGGTGCCCGTGGCCCGACGCTGCTCGACGACCGTTCCGAGGTGGTACGCGATCCTGGCCATGTTCCGCAGGGACATGAGGTACGTGGCCGAAAACCGCAGCCCCAGCACCCGCACCGAGCGGTGCACCTCGTCAACGCCGACGCCGCAAAGCCATGCGAGCATCGTCGCTTCCATGGGCGGCTCCGTCAAACGCCCTTCCAGGAGCTGCGCCCGAACATGCGGACGGCGCGGTATGCGAGGACTCGGCGCCAGGCGGGGACGCGCTCGCGCTCCATCAGCTCGGCGAAGAGCGTGTCGGCCTCACTGCGGATCAGTACCTGGCCGCTGGCCAGCATGCCACCGTAGCGATAGAGGAAGTCGTGCACGAGCGGCGCGGCGATCGATAGTTCGAAGGGTGCGATCAGCCACCACACCGCGCGCGGGACAGAAGCCAGGTCGAAGCGGAAGCCCTCGGGGATGACGATCGTACAGAGCCTGCCGTGGTACAGGTACGTGCGGTCCAGACGCCACCGGTAGCGGGGACTCCCATCGCAGTCGTAGCTGACGGCCGGGCGCCGCCCTGCCAGTCCCTCGATCATCAGCGCGGGCGCGAGCGGCGCCGGGAGATCGTTGCTCACCCGACCACACCAAGCACGAGCTCGCGGATCTTGGCGGCAGCGGCGTCGGTGAGCCCGGCCTGCCTGGCTACCTCCTTCACCTCGGCCGCGGCCACCTCGGCACGGGCCTGCGCCGCCGCCTTCCACTCCGCGTGGAGCGCGCGGCGCACGTCGAGGATCTTCTTCTCCGCGCCGGCGATATGGTCCAGTGACTTGCCCAGCAGCATCAAGTCCATCGGCGATGCTGGCTCGCCGCCCTCCACACCCGCCTCTGACAGGGTCTGGAACGCCAGCGTCTTGAGCAGCTCGGCGAGCAGCTGCCCCATCTGGCTGTCTGGCTGCTCGCCAATCCCGCGCACCCACACGCCCGCCACCTCCTGGGCGGCCTTGTAGCGGCTCAGCCGCTCGTCCATGCGCTTCTTGTAATTCCCCACGGTTGCGCGGGGCACCGTCGCGCCGAGCTCGCGCAGGGCCGCCACGATGGCATCGATCGTGACCCCGCCGTCACGAATCAGCCGATCGCACTCCTGCCTGATGGCCGGCGGCAGCTGCTCGATGGTGCCCTTGCGTCCCATCGCTCAGCGCATCGCGTCTGGCCGTGCCAGCCCGGGGGGCGTCGGCCCTCGGTTCTCGGCATAGTCAAGCCCGGTCTGCGTGATCTCACCTACCAGCACCACTCCTGCGACGCTCGTGAGCGTGATGTAGCCCTGATCGCCCAGCCAGTGCATCTCGGTCCGGATCTGATCTCGGGTGCAGGGTAGCGCCTCGTCATCCGCCACGACGTCGTGCAGAATGCGTTCGTTGGCCCGGTACCCGGGCATGGTCGCGAGCGTCCGGAGGATGCCGGCGCGGCGCAGCTGGGAGAGCCGCTCGGCCATCGTCGCTGGAGGGTGTGCCATCAAACTCCCTTGGTTAGCATGTGTTCCAGCAGCATGCGGAGGTTTCTCCCGGTCTCTTCTACAGTCTTTTCCGTGCGGACAACTAGACCCTCGGTTGCCACGATTTGAACATTGAACAGCTCGCGCGCACCCTGGATCTCCGCGACCACCTGGCGCCGGTCCAGATCGATCCTCGCGGTGAACCCCTCCATCTTCTGGGTGAACTCCGCCATGCGGAGCCCGAGGAGGTGCGTGTCCTCCGCCGTCGGCCGCATCGAGTCCCGATACTCCAGGCGTGCGATCCGCGCTTCACTCTCAGTGCATCGGGTCTCAAGGGCCGCGATCTCGCCGCGCGACAGGCGCCACATCGCCCACCAGCTCAGCGCCGATATGACCAAGCTGAGCAACACCAGGAGGGGGAGCCAGGCCTGCAGCGTGGCGAGCAGGGTCACAGCGTGAGCCGGGGGACCAGGTAGCGGATGTCCTCGATCGCCAGGATCGGGTTCTTGGGGTTCGGCCCGGTGGGATCGATCTTCCGGCCGCGCTGTCCGGCCCGAGCGTGACCCCTCTCGAACACCGCTTCGGTGTCGTGCCCGACGATGCGCCAGGTCTCCTCCGGCTTCCAACCCTCGGCCCTGAACCACGTGCGGATCTTCCACGCGATGGTGAGCATCTGCGCCACCGTGACCTGGTGCGTCTCGTCGGTCAGCGCAGCGATCGCGTAGAAGGCGGAGTTGGCATCCCGGTACGAAAGCCGTTTGGGATCGGAGGTGCGGCAGGCGCCGGCGTGCCAGGCGCGCGCGGAGTCCGGGGCGATCTGCGCCCAGCGCCCGTCGTCCAATGCGCCCACCTGGTACGAGACCTCGCACTTGGGATCCGCGAACCAGGCTAGTCCGCCGTGGTCGCTGGAGCTGCCGTCGTAATGCACCATCACGCCGATCCGTGGCTCGCGCAGATCGGGGTTGAACATCCCGTCGCCGGGAACGCGGACGCGCTCGGGCGTCCAGACCACGGCCGCCACTACTCGCACCCCACGTAGGGTTCCCTGTCCACGCGACGGTCGCCCGGCGGACATGGCCCGGCGCGCGGGCGGAACAACATGACGAGTCGCGCGATGGCGACGAGGATCAACGCGGCGGCCGCGGCCCGAGCGGTGGTGGGGAAGACGGGGTCCATGGCCACTGCCGAGAGCAGGACCAGGATGAGGAGGTAGAGTGCGAGTGCGAAGAGGACCGTGGGGCGCATCTTGGGAAATCCCCGGAAGGGCGGGTTGTCGAATGCGCACCTGGGGAAATGCGACGGGGGGGCGCTCCGCAGATGCGGGCGCCCTCCCGTGTGTGACAGGCGCCAGGTGAGTGACGCCAAGCTTAACGAGGCCCTCTACGGGGCGTAACCCAAAATTTACATGGGGGGGGAAATGCCCGCTCGTGGGCGCCCATCGTCCCGGCCACGGAAGAGCGAGACACCACGCTTCCGCAGCTCCTCCTCCGCGAGGTCCTTCGCCTGCCCATCGCCGTATCTGCTTGCCCACGTCCACAGGATTGACATCGTCTTACGCTGCGGGACGCTGTCGCCGGATAGGAATCGCCGCACCGTCTGGATCGTAAGTCCAGTCTCGTGCTCGATCATCACGGGCCGCCGCGCCCGGATCGCGCGGGTCAGCGCTAGGCGCAACTGGTGCTCGGCTTCGGAACTCGCCTCGGGTAACGCCATGGAGGGGGGGAGGCTAGGGGGATGGGTGGGGCGGTAACAAGAAAGGGGGTACTCCCCTCTACTCTTTGTCTGAACCACCTCTCAGCAACCCCTTTTCCTTGTCGGACACGAGTTCCGAGATTCCCCGGCCTGTGCTTCCGCGGGACGTGAGACCTCGTGCCACATCACACGGTCGAAGGGTTCACGCGCCCCGCGCCGCCTGAACCGAATCCACAGCGCTGTGTGGCGCGTCCTTGTGATCGAGCAACACTTGCTGGGCATGGGCCATCACCCTCCCTTCCATCAGCACTGCGAAGGCCTCAGCAAGATCTCGGAGCTCGGGCTTCCCGTAGAAGTGGAGGAACATCCGCACGAGCTGCTCGCGTGTGGCTGCACCGAAGTGCAGGCGAGTATCCACCCGGCCGGGCCTAACCAGGGCCGGATCCAGCTTCTCGACGTGGTTCGTGGTGAGGAACGTGAGCACGCCTGGTCGCGAAGCCACACCATCGAGAGCGTTCAGGAGCCCCGCAAACGTGACCCCGCTTTCTCCCTGCATATCGCGCCCGCTCGCAACGCAATCGACATCCTCCAGCAGGATGATCGATCTCGCCGGCACATTCAGCAACCCAGACACGAGGCGGTTGTCGTCCATCTCCTTCCCAGCCAGGCCGCAGATGTAGAGGTCCATCCCGAGGTGTCCGGCCAGCGCGCCGATCGCTGATGTTTTCCCCGCTCCGGGGAGCCCCTCCAGAAGATACGCCCGGCGCCAGGGTATTCCGCGCTCGCTGTACCAGGATTCCGCCGCGAGAAACTCCGTCGCGTCAGCCACGAGCCGTTCTAGCTCGCCCTTGGGCAGGAACACGGAGGAGAGCGGGCGCGGACGCACCTCGGTGAGACGGCGCCATTCCGACCACACCAGCGTGTGCACACTTACACGGCGATCATCGTCGGTCGCAAGGTCGTGAGCCTCGCGTAGAAGCGCCCGCGCGGCCGACGGGTCCTTGCCCAACATCCGGAACTTGATGGTCTCTCTGAACGCGTCCCAGCCGCGCTCGCCCTTGCTGTCGGTCCGCTCGCGGATCAGCCAGATGGGACGTCCGCGGTACCAGAACAGATGGTTGCCCGGTGCAGGGGTGAAGACGATCGGGTTCGGCCGACGCTCGGCGGCAGACGAGTTAGCGCGCATGCTGGCGGTGAGGGAACGCGCGTCGCGGCTCCACAGTTGCGCGTCCAGCCACACCGTCACGAAGCCGAATAGCGGGTCGCTAGAGAGCACCTCCACCTCCACGACGATACGGCGCTTCAGCACAGCGAGCGCCCGGAACGGAACGCTGCGGAGGAGCGCCATCACCGCGCCCACCACCATCAGGGCAAAGCCTCCCGAGAACAGCTGCGATTCGAACGCCGAGCGAATCGCGGAGCCCAGCTCACCCATGGACGACACCTCCGGTCTTTCGGAAGAAGTCGCGGCGGTCCTCCTCCAGCTGCGCGAGCTGCTCGGCGTCACTCCGCTCTCTCGATCGACGGCGCGCGAGGTAAGCGCATAAGACCGCCTCGACCTCATGTGAAGGGCAGTCGTCGTTTTCGCAAGCGGAGCCCCGGCGCCTATGAGCTCCGCAGAGCCGGCAGTACCCGTTGTCGACACCGTCCGCGACACGGGCGAGTCGTCGAAGAGCAGCGAGCGCGTCGAGACAGTCACCCGACACTGGTCACCTCCGGGAACTGATCCCACTCCACCCCGTCCAGCAGCCGCCCGCCCGCCTTCGGGGTGTGCCCGCCCACCTGCTTGAACAGGTACGGGACCCCGGCCGCGATGCACTGGTCGCGCAGGCTGCGCGCATGATCGAGGTTGAGCGCGCGGAAGGCGCGGCCGCTCTCACCCCCCGACACCACCCACTGCAGGTACCGGATCCAGCGCGAGAGATCGACGTGGCCCAGCAGCGGCTCACACGAGAGCCACCGCACCGCGAACGGCGCCGCAAGCAGCAGCGGGACGCGCCGCTCGGCAGCATCCTGGTTCTCGACGCTGACGCCGAGGTGCACGTGCCTGAACGCCGCCTCGAACGTGATCGGCGCGCGATCACCGACGCGGACTCCTCCCTCCACAACCGACCGGGACTGGTACCAGAGGAAGAACTGCAGCGCCCGATCGATGCGCTTCGTGAGCACCTGGTAGGTGTGCCAGTCCGCCATGGCCATCGCGTCGAACACCTCGGCGATGAAGCTGAAGGGAACCTGCTCGTGGAACAGGTCGCTTACCGAATCGACGAAGATCTTGAGCGGGCGCTTCCACCTGGCGGGCGCGCCGAGCCGCGCCGGGATCGTCTGTACCTGTCCAAAGGGGACTGAGTACTGCGGCGCCATCCTCTTACCCTGCAGATGCGCCTTGTGCCGCATGTCGTGGAGCGTCTTCGCATAACAGCGTGCGCAGCCCGCGGAGACCTTGGTGCACCCGACCGTGGGGTTCCACGTCGCATCAGTCCACTGAATGCCAGTTCCCTTACCCATTCCGCTCCCGTGATCCCGCGAGAAAGAGGTTGACCTGCCCGGCCGCCTCCTGGGCGAGCGCCCCCCGCGGCGACTTCGGCCGCACGGGACGCACGCACGGCGGCTCGGCCCCACAACTCGGACAGCGATTCTTCACGCGCAGCGCTTCCACGGACGGCGCCGAGGGGACGATCGGTCCGAACTCGATCTCGTGCTCAGCCTGCACCCGTGCCACGGTGCGCTGGGTGCACGCCAGCTCGCGCGCCACCTCTCTTTTACTCTTGCCGGCGCTCAGCAGCCGGACGATGCGGGCACGTCGACCCGGCCCCAACGGGATCTTGAAGCTCACTCCACCGAACGCCCTCGCAAGCTTCACAGCCGCGAGCTGCCCGACCACCGTGACCAGTGTCGACCTGGCTGGTGGCTTGTGGGCGATGTAGAGCTCGCGGCCCCCGAACGCCTCCGAGATCTTCACCGCCAGCTCCTCCCCGATGACGTCGCTGATCTGCGCGTGCACGAACTTGGTCGTGCCGGCACCCTGCTGCTGCTGAGCGGCCATTTTCTTCGCCATGTTTCATCCCTCCCCGCCCGCGCCGGCGTTCGCCTCGACGCGCGCGAGCCACGCCTTGAGGCCCTCGATCACCTTCACCAGCTGCTCGGGTCCGCACCACTCCAGGCGCGATCGCCCCACCTGGCGGAGGCAGAAGGAGTGGAGCGCGCCATCCGAAGGGTCGCGTAGCGCGCCGGTGGCGCCGAGCGCGATCCAGAGCTCGCGCGCCTTCCGCACCTGCGGGGAATCCGTAGAGGAGCGCCCGGCGGACCAGGTGGCGGAGCGGCCGGTGCGTGGGGCGCCGAGCTCGCGCATCTTATTCAGGACGAGGGCGCGCTCCTCGGCGTCCAGATCGGCCGCGCTGGTCTTCTCCGTGAGCTCGTGCAGCGCGCTACGGTAGGTCTCGTCGTCCCACCTGAGCGCGCGCTTGCAGGCATGGATGGCCCCCAGCTCGGCGGTGCGGCGGTCGCGCGGCGCCGGCGCCGACGGGGTCTTCTGATTGTGGGGCTGCGTCATGAAGGCACCTCTTCACGAAGGACGTCCTGCTGCACGGCCGCCAGGAAGCGGCCGATCGGGATGCGCGCGAGCCTCGCGGCGCGCACCAGGTTGCTGATGCCGCGGGCGCGGAGCAGCTCCGTGGTCGCCTGCAGCTCGGTCGGGCTGTCGATCAGATAGTTGCCGAACGGCTCGTGCATTGAGGTGCCGATCGGCCAGCCGTGATCGAGCAGGAGGCGCTGCACAATCGCCTGCGCCTTGCGGCTGCCCAGCCCGGCAGCCGCGGCGATGTCCGAGATCTTCCGCGCGTTCTCCCGGCCGGGCCGGAGCGCGCGCGCAACCGCCCGCTCCTCGTCGCTGAGCTCAGCGAGAGAGAGCGGCGCCGGCAGCGGCGCGTCCAGCGTGAAGCCGAGTTGCGTGTCCATGGCGGCGCCGGTTGCGTTATCGGAAGTACTTGCGGAGGGCGGCGCGCGGCCATCCGAACGCCTCGCGCTCGGCCGCCCGGCGCGCGTGAACCGGGCAGGTACCGTCTACCTGCGCGGGCCACCGTGCATGGACGCGCCAGTCGGTGCCCGCGACGGCGGTGCCCCATCGGCAGCGGCAGCGTACCGGTCTCGCGCGCATCTCGGCCGAATCGAGGAGCGTGATCAAGAATCGCTGCGCGTCGGGGTACTGGATGTAGCCGAGATCGACGCCGATTTCAGTCGGAGCCTCGTCGACGACCGGGATGAACTCTCCGTCGGTCAGCGACTCCACCGCCGTTTCCAACTCTTTCAGGCGCATGATTACCCTGCTTATGAAGATCATCATCGGCTACTGCCCAGAAGCCTTGTCGTCCTGCTCGCCAAGGGAGGGCACCTGCCTCAGCACCACGTCGAGCACATAGCCGTTGTCGTACTCGATCCAGCCGATCCGGGCGCCCGCGGCCAGATCTGCGGTATCGGCGTGGAGGAACGTTTTGGCCAGGAAGAAGGTCCCCTGCATGGAATCGCCGTCCACCAGCTCCTCCAACTCCCTCGCGATTTCCATTAGTGACTGCTCGATCTCCATAAATCCCTTCCCCATTCAGGTTGTGATAAACGATTCCGGCTTTCCGCGACGGGAGGATTCCCGCAGCACCATCCTGCGGAGGTCCCCCGTTTCGGCCCGGTGCCACCGGGCTGCTCGTCAGGCGGATGGGTTTAGTACGCGCTCGGGCAGTACTTGAATCGTGGACAGCGCTCCGGCTCGCGCACGACCGCCTTATCGACTGCGGGGATCGCCACCGCCACCTGGTGGCCGTCGCAACCCGCCGCGGCTACGAGGACGAATGCGACTGCGAGGATGATGTGCGGCTGCTTCATGACGTCATCTCCTCCTGGGGCGGGGTGCCGAGCTCCGGAGTGTGGATGTAGACCAAGTGCCCTCGGGCACACTTGTACTTCAGCGCCGGGAGGATGTCGTGCAGCTCGCCTTCATCCCCCTCGATCTCGGTTACGCCTTCGAGGTAGGTGAACTCCGGGCAGCATTCGACGGGGCACTTGAGCCCCTGCGCCGGCGCGCGATCGCCGGGCAGTTCCTCCTCCCCTCCGAGGCGTGCGAGCTGCTCGGGGCTGGTGGTGGCGCGGACCAGGGCCCAGCGCTGATCGGCCTGCTCGTGGATCCAGAACTCGTGCTCGTCCGCGCATCGGTGGTGCAGGACCGGCTTCCCGGCCTGCTCGCCGTTGATCAGGAGGACGTCGGCGCCGAGAAGCTGGGGCTCGCACCCGCAATCGTCCGCTGGGCAGAAGGTGTAGGGGAACGGCTCCATGTCAGTCGTCCTCGCCGTTGTCGGTGATATCCAGAGCCGGTGCCCGTTGGTGCACCTGTAGTCCTCAACCGGCTCATCTTCGATCTCCTCGCCACTGATGTGGTCGGTCGTGTGGAAGACCATTTCCTTCCCGCAATCGTACACGGGGCAGGGGAACGCGCTGGGTATCATCGTCAGTCCTCGTCGCTGCTGGTGGATGCGCCGCCCTGCGGATTTGCACGGGTGATGCGGCGCGTTGTCTCCTCAATGTGCTTGATGTGCGCGTCCCGCTCGCGGCAGCGCGGGCACTGCTCTTCCTTGTCCCCCTTTCGGTTCGCCAGGGTGGCCCGGGCGCCTTTCGTCGCGTAGCCCACCAGGAGCTGCGCGGCCGCGTCGACAAGCGCGAGATCTCCGTGTTCCTTCGCCAGCCGCTTGAACGCGGCGCGGAACGGCTCCGGGATGCGGCCGGACACTCAGCTCAGCACCACGTCCTGGGAGGCGATCGAGGCGAGCAGGTTCCCTGAGTCACCGCGCGTGGTGATGTACTGCACAGTGAGCTCGCCGGTGTCTGTCGCGAGCATTCCCACGGCTCGCCCGGCGGAGCGCGGATTCGCCAGCTGCGCGATGGACGTTAGGACGACGTCCCGGAACCCCGGCCCCTCTCCCGCCGGGTACAGCACGCCCAGCTCGGCGCCCGGCGTGACGCGCGGCGCCAGCGCCAGGATCAGCGCGATCACGACTCCCCCCGCAGGCGGCGCCCGATGGTCAGCCGCCACGGCCAGGCCAGGTCGCTGAGCGATCGCCGCCGCCGATCCACGGGGCGGAAGAACTCGCACAGGTAGTGGCGCCCCGCCTCGTGGAGAGGGTCATGTACGCGCTGGCGGGGGCTGCTGCACACGTCGCGATTCGGGCAGCCCGTGCACCCCCGGCTCGGCACAAACGCGCCCTGCGGGGCCGTGTCCGCCGCGGCCCGCATCACTCGAAGCCCCGGTAAAAGGTGGGCATGTCCCTTCCGGCGCGCAGATCTCGGATGATCCCCGGCAACTGCCCCTTCAGCTCGTGGCTGGCGCGAAGCGCGGCCTGCTTGAACGTGGAGACGACCTGGTCGCATTGCTGGGTGCACGTGGGGCACGCCTCCCCGCCGAGTGCGTCCCGGTGCTGCAGTCGCGTCGCGTCGATCATCGCCGCGCAGACGACGCACGGGGCGGTGCGCGCAGTCGCCCTGAGAACCCCGTCGCGCACGGTCACATCCGCGCCCATCGCTCCCAGCGCATCAGCCATCTTCTTCGCCGCGGGCGTGCCCTCGCGCACGCTCACCTCGATAACTGCCATTCCCCCACCTCCCCTTATGCGTCGGATGCGTGCGCCGAGAGGGACGACGCGGCGTCCTGGATGTGCCGGAGGGTCACCCCTGCGGAGTCGCGGGCCAGCATCCCCGCGAGGCGAAGCGTCTTGTTCACGCGGCGCAGAGCGCCCGGTCCCTGCGCAAGGCTCGTGAGGTACTTCCGCTCGTCGGCGCGGGCGATCCCCCACGCATCGAGCTGCGCGTCCACGTCGCCGGGCTGCACCCGCGTCCGCACCAGGCGGATGCCGATCCGGCTCCACAGCTGCGGCATGCTCTCCAGCTTGGCGAGCAGCGGCGGGCCGCCAACGAGCGCGATTGCGACGCCGGTCGAGTCGTGGAGCGCCCGGATCGCGTCGAGTGCCTTGAGGTCGATGTGGTGGGCCTCGTCGATGATCAGCAGCCCGCGCTTCTTCGCGACGCGCGCCGCGATCTCGCGGGCAAGCCCACTGGCTCCGACCGCGCCGCGGAGCGGGGGCACCCCCACAGCGTCGCAGATCAGCTTGAGGATGGGGACGAGACCGGTGGTGTGAGCCGCGGCCTCTGCGACCCACACGTTCGGCTGCCCGCGCCGGTACTCGTCGCAGGTGGTGGACTTCCCGATCCCCGGGACGCCGGCGACGGCGATCATGTCTTCGAGTCCCTGGGCGTAGCGGAGAGCGTTGGTGATCTCGGTGGCGGTGGTGCTCGCGAAGAACCGCGGCGGCTCCGGCACGACGGCCCGCACCTGGACGCGCTCGCCCCGGGCGGCGAGCCAGCGGAGAACCTTCGCCTCGATCTCCTGGACGTCTCCGTGGTACTTGTCGTTCAGGTACATGGACAGCGTGGAGGTGGAGACCCCGACCTCCCCTGCGACCGCCGCCTGAGTGATTCTGCCGTGCTTCATCTCTTCCTTCACGCGTTCCGGCACGGAGACTCCGGCCGCGTCGTCCACCAGGCCAGCGACGCGATTGGTGCTCCCGTTGGCGTGGGGCGCCTCGATCAGGGTTGTCACCGCGACTTCTGCCATGCTACCATTCATGCTCACCTGCCTGGTGTGGGGGGTGTCGGTGCCGTTGCAGCGGCGCCGTGGCGGCCGGAGCTCCCTCACGCTCCGGCCGTCCTCCTTTTTCAGCCGGCGCGTAACGCGCGGCCGAGTTCGTCCGAGACTCTCGCGAGACCGGCGTTGACGCGAGCCTGCGCCTCTTCCGGGCTGGGATCCGCCGGCAGGATGGTGGCGATCCTGTCGAGGGTGCTGGGCTGCGCGAAGTCCACGCGCACCACGTCGCCGGCCAGCTGCGGCATCGGTGGCGGCGCCAGTTGCGGCACCAGCGCGGCAACCTGCGCCGCCTCCAGGTGGCGGCTCGCCTGCGCGAGCTTCTTCTTCTGCCTCGTGTGCTGGCTGCGCGCGCGGTTGTGGCGCTGCGCCGCCTCGGCGTCGGCGAAGCCCGCCGCGTGGTAGCAGGGCACCTCGGCGATGAAGTCGCCTCCGAGGCCGTACACGTAGACCGCGTCGTGTAGCGTCCGCTCCACCGGGTGGTACCGGACCACCACCTCACTGCCGCGGAACCGCAGCAGGTCCTCACTCCAGTAGCGGTTTCCGAAGAGCTTCACGCACGCGTCGCGGCGGTCCACGGTGACCCGGTCGGACATCAGGAACAGGAGCCGGCGCTGCGCCGGGGTGAGGCGCCGGATCGCGGCGGCGTGCTGCCCATAGCTCGCCTCGAACGCGGCTTGGAAGCTCCGCTCGCCGGCGCAGACTTCCGTGCGGCGCCGCAGCTGCTGGTTGTGCCGGAGGACTTCCTGCTCGGTGATCCGCTCCACCTCGGCCACCGGCACCGTCTTCGTGCCGTAGTTCTCAGGCTTGCTGACGGTGTTGCGGCCGAGGTACGCGCCTTCGAAGGCGGGGTGCTTCGCGATTCGGTTGGTGGCGAGATCGCCGAAGGCCCGCTCGATCGGCTTTGATTGGCCGTGCGCCACCATCGTGAAGTGCACCTTCACGCCGAGCTTCGGCATCACGCCGACCGGGTCGCCCTCGCGATCCCGGAATCGCTTACGGCCCGTGGCGCCGGCCGTCATCTTCTTGCTGGCCATCGCGAGCGTGTTGTCCACCCACAGGTGCTCGCAGACGCCGTAGCGGTCGCACACCTCCAGGAAGGCCAGTCCCATCCCGAATGCCGTCTCTGCCTTCGCCAGCCGCCACCCCACGATCATCCCGCTGTAGAGGTCCTGGAACGCGATCAGCACCGCACGCACCCGCTCCCCGTCAGGCCAGACCACATCGAGGTCCAGCTTGTGCCCGTCGACGTTGAGCGCCTCCATCGCGCGGAAGCCGCTGCGATCGCGCTGCAGGTACGGGTACATCTCCGCGGCGTGACGCTCGCCGAACCGCTCCAGCGCGATCACCACCGGGTCCTCCCGGCGCTCCAGCTCGCGCATCAGCGTCTTCACGCTCGGCACCGTGAGCCCCTCCTTCCGCGCGATCTCTTGGACGCGCTCATAGCACCTGGTGGCCGGGGGCTGCGACTGGCTCAGGTACAGGTCGCGGAACCACTGGTAGACCCGCTCGTCGTACTCGGCGAAGGCGGTCCGGCCGGTCCAGCGTGGCGCCAGGAGCGGGAGCCAGTCCCCCTGGTGGGCGCCGGCCACTGACCGGATCCACCGGCGGACGGTCGAGACGCTCTCGCCCGCCTGCATCGCCACCACCGCGTATGCCTCGGATTTCGTAGCGCCACCCCGCACCAGCTCGTCCACGGTGACCAGGACGTTGAGCCGACGTTCCGCCTCCTCTTTGAACGCAGGGGGCTTCGCCTCCCATTGAGCCCAAAGTTCCGAGCTGGCCGCACGAGCCCCACGTGCAGGAGAGGCCGCGGCCGCGGGTGTCTCGGAGGAGGAGGCGCGCCGCGCCTTGAGGATCAGGTGGGCGCGCGTTTCCGCTGGCAGGCTGGAGATATGGTACTCGCGACCACCCCCTTGCCCACGCCTGGTGCGCCACCTCCATCCGTCGCGCTCGGCCCGCCGGATCACCCCGCTCTTCGTCGCCGGCAACCCAGGCGCACCCGCTAGATGGGCGACCCCGAAGAACTCCTCCTGCGACTGTTCACCGCGAACATCTTCCCCCGGCATCTCGACGGCGGGCTTGCCCCTTTCGGGATTGTGCATGTACAATTGCGGGGCGCGGACATCGAGCGCGGGGCGGAGGAGCGCTTGCATCGGCCGTCAGACTCGCACAGCCGCAGCGAATTTTCCGCTGATGTCGCGCTGGGTTTCACGTCGCAAAGGCTGCCCCGCCTCGTCGTACCGCGAGGGCCAGAGGTCCTGCGGGTGCATTCCGAGTGCGTGAGCGATGAACTCCTCGACTGCAGGCCAGGGCTTCCGTAGCGCGATATTCGCCGCGTTCGCGCTGTAGTTATTGGCGAGCGAGAGCCCACGCAGAGTCCACTGCTCAGGAGTTTTCCGGAGCGCCGCGATCACGTCGGCGGGGTGCCAGTCGTCACGATCCATCGTCTCAGTGGACACCGGGCCTCGCGCCTTCCAGTGGAAGTTTGTTTCGCCACCGCGCTTGTTCATGAACAAGACGATAGGAAGTTTCTTTCCCCCTGTCAAGCTTCGGGGTGCGCAAAAGTTCTAGGTTGCACCGCCGGTGCAACCGACTACCAGAAGAATCTTACCGGCATTACACTTATGGCGAAGATTGACGCCGGAAGGAAACCGTGACCAGTCGGTCACGGTTGGACCCCGAAAACAGTGACGCTCCCGAAGCCGTGCGGGGGAAGCGCCTCCGCCGCGCCCGTGAGGATGTCGGCCAGACGCGGGAGCAGCTGGCAGACCTGCTCGGGGTGACGGCTAAGACGATCTTCAACTACGAGACTGGTGCTGCGAAGCCCCGCGCTGAGGTTTACGAGCTGCTGGCTTCCCTTGGGGCAGATGCGAGGTGGTTGCTCCTCGGCGGCTCAGACCCGCCGCCGCCGGCTGAGTCGACCGTGAGAGCCCGTGCGCCCACTCTGGAAGCGCAACGTGCCGTCGACGGAGGAGGAGAGGCACCGCCAAGTCAAGACGGTGGGGATGAGGAAGATGAGGTGGAGGAGTTCATGCGGGCGCTCAGCTTTGCCGCTGAGGTGAGGTTGCTGTACGGAACGGGGCCAGTGACCGTGCAGCTGGTGATGACGGCAGCTCAGCTGTACGGAAAGCTTCGCAGCTGGCCCCCGGAGAAGCTGGAGCGCCTCGGGTTGATCAGTCGAATACTAGAAGAAAATTTCCAGGAAGCGACACATGAAGAACGACCAGCAGCATCAAGCGTTAGTCGACGCGACACAGGAGCTCATTGAGCGAGCGCGCCAAGTGGTCCCGCGCTTCGCGTGTTTCGCGCTTCGTGACGAGGACATTCGAGCGCTGCTGGATCACGTGCGCCTGTTCGTTGCTGAGTGGGACATGGAGGTTGGGTCACTGCTCATCCCAGCGCCGAAGCACTGGCGTGCTCTGTTTCTGCAGAGCAGTCTGAACCTCACGTGCAAGCGCTTTGTCACACTTGAGGAGGTGGGCCGCTTCCTTGCTGGCGATGTCGAACATGCGAAGCTCTTGGCTGAGTGCTTCGCATTCGCAGGTACGATCGTGCCCCCCGCGCTCTGTCCTGACGTCGAGCGTGTCGTGGCTCTCGGGGTCGCCGATCTCAGGGTCGGACTGGGGGAAAGCTGGTATCGAAATCGCCTCACGAAGCGCCTGGAGCCGATCGTTCAGTCTGTCACGCGCGGGGTGAGGACGGCTAATGCTGCATACCAGCGCGGCCGAGCTGCACGCGCGGGGTCAAGGTATGCAGAGGCCAAGCGTGAGTTCAGGCGGGCTATCAACGTGGGAGAGGCGGCGGGCGAGTGGGGGATCGTTGCCGCCTCGCATATCGGCCTCGGCAACGTAGCTCGGCAACAGGGGAATCTCCCGAAGGCTCGCCAGCACTACGCAGACGCGGTACAGGTGACAACTACCGCTGAAGCGGGCGGTCTCGCGGGTAGCGCTCACCATGAGTGGTTTTTGCTGGAGCTGGAGATTCAAAACTTCTCTGAGGCACGTAAGCAGGCCTCTTTGGCGCTGCGGGGGTATGACCGGGGACACCCCACTCTCCCGCACCTTGCGGCTGACGTGGGGCAGCTGTTCCTCCTGGAAGGGCGTTACCGCTTGGCGCTCGAAGTTCAACACGCAGTGGAACCGTACATGACCGAGCCGCGCAACCAGATGATCTGGCATGCGCAAACATGCCGCGCCGCGGCTGGCTCCGGAGACGCTGTACTGTACCACCAGGCGTGGGACGCGACCTGGGCGATTGCCGCGCTCGCTGTGACCCGAGAGGATGTAGCTGAATCCCTGCTTCACCTTGCCCACGCTGCTCACTTTATGGGAGACTTTTCGAGGGCGGTGCTCGCGGCAACCAAAGCGCTGCAGCTTGCGATAGAGCGCAAAGAGGGCAGGATCGCGATCGAGGCGGACCAGCTCCTAGGCGCACTGAAATGCGGGGGCACGTCTTGCGACGTACCCCCGCTGAGGTGGGAGGGCGAGGGGGTGGTGTCTGGGCTCCTCAAGGCGGAGATCGTGGAGGCCCTGGTACCGTGTCTCGCGCTGTAAAGCCCGTTAGGCTCGCGCGGTGGGGGGTGCGAAGACGCTCGCCCTCCCCCCTTCAGCCAACGCCTGACCCATGCCCGCCCCGGTTGGTAGTGTCGGGGGGTTCAAGCGGCGGGGGCGAGTTCGTGGTGGTGAGTGTGGTGTCGGTAGTGATCCCCTTGCTCGGCGCGGTGGGGCCACTTACGGGGGAGCGAAGCGGCGTCGTGGGAGTCGGCGAGTTACAGGCTGCTGCAGCGAGCAGCGCTACGAACGAGACAGCGACTACGGTTAGGCTGGTTCGGTTGCTCTTCATTGGGGCAGTTTGCTCGGTCGCGTGGTGGGGGCGTGATGGAGAGAACAACAACGTTACGCCGGGGGTGGACGACTCACAATATGATGGTACTTTTTGCTGAGTAACCACGCGCGATACTCCAACAAACGCGCACACTCCCGCCGAGTCCTTTCGCCCCTGACCTCAAAACAAATGCGGACCTTGCCTACTACCGCCTGCCTGATCTTTGTGATCACCGCCGTCATCGTTTCAGCGTGCAGCGGCGGCGCCGGGGCTGATCGACTGCCACAGAGCACTGTGAGTGCCACTGGCGGAGCGGACACTGCTGCTGGTGTGCGTGCTAAGTCCGACTCCGACGATTACGAGTCGCTGGAGGCGGCCGCGATGGCGGGGGATTACCAGGCACAACGGAACCTGGCCTACCAGCTCTCGGGGGATGCGGGGGGGGTGCCGGTAAACCCCATCCTCTCGTGCGCCTGGCGCATCGTCATTGTCGAGTCCGGATCGCCGTCAGTGAACACCGGAGACACGGGGAACCTGGAGTACTACTGCAACAAGAGGCTGGGTGCCGCCGAAAGGGTCGCGGCGGCCGCACAAGCGAAGCGTTTGCAGGCACGGATCGGCGCGGCTCGCGATAGTAAACCCGAGAGAGATCCAGCGCGGACCGTAAACGCCTCGTGAATCAGCCGGGGTGCCGTGGGAGGCATTGTCCAAATCAAGTGTCCAATACCAATGGCGGAGGCGTCCCGGGGAGGTAAACAAGCGCAGGCGTCCCACTAAATCCCACAGTGTCTCCGTATATCCCGATTTTCTCCCTGGTCTATTCCAAGTGTCTCCCTACAGCGGGTGAGGGGGAGAACTGCCGTGTGGGTCGCGCAGATCCCGGTAGGGGCGCGATTCATCGCGCCCGCGCCCGCCCGCGCTCCACCGCCCGCCTGTCTACGTCAAAACCCGTAGGGGCAGACCTGTGTGTCTGCCCACCCTCGCCCGAACCGCGATCTCGCCCCTTTCGCATCAACACCCGTAGGGGCCGCCCCACGTGGCTGCCCGTGCCTCGCCGCGCACCGACCCTTGCCTTCCGCGCACCAACACACGCAAAACGCCCCTCCCCCAGGCAGTATTGGGGGAGGGGCCGCGAGTTCACGAGCGGGGGAGGGGGCCCCACCCCTCACATCCGCGCCACCACGCCCTCCACCAGCGCCGTCAGCCCCGGCTCCGCCCCGCGCGCCGTGGCGATGATCCGCTCGATGTTCGCCACCTCCAGCGCATCCGGCAGGCAGGCGTCGGTGATGATGGAGACGCCCATCACCCGCATCCCCCCGTGGATCGCCACGATCACCTCGGGGACGGTGGACATCCCCACCACGTCGGCGCCCATCGCGCGCAGCATGCGGTACTCGGCGCGCGTCTCCAGGTTGGGCCCGGGGACGGCCACGTACACCCCGCTCCGCAGCGGAATGCGCCGCTCCATCGCCACCTCGCGCGCCAGCGCCTGGAGCCCGCGGTCGTACACCTGCGACATGTCCGGAAAGCGCGGGCCCAGCGAGTCGTCGTTGGGGCCGATCAGCGGGTTGTCGCCCAGCAGGTTGATGTGGTCCGCGATCAGGACCAGGTCGCCGGGGCTCCAGAAGGGGTTCATCCCCCCGCACGCGTTGGAGACGATCAGCGTCCCGGCGCCGAGCGCCCGCATCACGCGCACGGGAAAGGTCACCTGCTGGAGGGTGTAGCCCTCGTAGCGGTGGAAGCGCCCTTGCATCGCCACCACGGGCCGCCCGCCCAGCGTCCCCAGCAGGAGGCGTCCCGTGTGCGACTCCACGGTGGAGAGCGGGAAGTGCGGGATCTCCGCGTAGGGGATCTCCATCTCCACCTGGATTCGGTCCGCCAGCCCGCCAAGCCCCGTCCCCAGGATGATCCCCGCGTCCGGCCTCAGGGTGCTGCGCGCCTGGATTGCCGCCACCGCCTCCGCGATCCGCTCCCTCAGCTCCGCCACTCAGCTCTCCCCATCGCCGCCCTCGCCCTCGCCGGCGTCGGTGCGCTCGGCCCCGCCCTGCCCCTCCGCCTCCAGGCGGGTGAGGGTGGCGGTGAGGCCCTCCTCCTGCTCGATCTCGCCGAGCTGCCGCTCCACCATCGCGCGGAATATGCGCAGGAAGCGCACGCGCTGCCCCTGGATCCGCCGCAGCGCCTCCAGCGCAAGCGACACCTGGCGCTTGGCGTCGGACACGATGCGCTCCCCCTGCGAGCGCGCCTCGCGCAGCAGGAGGTCGGCCTCGCGGCGCGCCTGGTCGCGCATGTCCTCGCGCAGCTGCTGGGCGGAAACGAGCGCCTCGTTCATCGCCCGCTCGCGGTCGCGGTACTCCGCCATGGAGCCGGACATCGCGTCCACCTTGCCGGCGAGCGCGCTGTTCTGCCGCACCAACTCTTCCATGCGGCTGGCGACCACTTCCAGGAAGTTGTCGACGGATTCCGCGTCGTACCCGCGCATCACGCGGCGGAAGTCGCCCTTCTTCTTGCGAACGTCGAGCGGTGTAAGATCGATCATCCCCGCTCCCCAAAGAGAACCGAGCCCACGCGAACGAGGGTGCTCCCCTCCTCCACCGCAATCTCGAAGTCGTTGCTCATCCCCATCGACAGCTGCCGCCCCGTCACACCCGGCACCTGCCGCGCCACATCATCCAGCAGCTCGCGTGTGCGCCGGAACGCCGCGCGCACCACCTGCTCGTCATCGGTAAAGGGAGCCATCGTCATCAGCCCCTCCACCCGCATCCCCGGCAGCTCCACCACCCGTCCGACGCCCTCCACCAGCGCGTCCGGCTCGAAGCCGCCCTTGGTCCCCTCCCCCGACGCGTTCACCTGCACCAGCGCCCGCACGTCCACCCCGCGCTTCACGGCCTCGGCGGAGAGTGCTTCGGCCAGGCGGAGCGAGTCGAGCGAGTGGATCAGGTCGAAGAGGGGGAGCGCCTTCCCCGCCTTGTTGCGCTGGAGGTGCCCGATCAGGTGCCATCCGACCGTCTCGCGCCCGACCTCGGCGACCTTGTCCTCCAGCTCCTGCACGCGGTTCTCGCCGACGTCCGCCACCCCTGCCGCCTTCACCGCCCGCACGGCATCGGCGGGATGCGTCTTGGTGACCGCCACCAGCGTGACCGGATCAGAGCGCCCGGCGCGCTCCCGCGCCCGCCCGATCCTCTCCCTCACCTCCGCCACGCGCGCCGCCAGCTGTGCCGAATCCATGGGGTGGGATTGTAAAGCGGCGTGGCGGTGGGGGCAAGAAGACGGGAATGGGGGCACGCGTCCATCCGTGCCGATTGCGCGGGTGCGGTGCGCGGGATGGCACGGGCAGCCACGTGGGGCGGCCCCTACGAGGTTGGGGTGCGGGGAGCGGGCATCACGGCCCGGCGAGGGTGGGCAGACACACAGGTCTGCCCCTACCGGATTGCGGGGTGGTCGGCAGGTGCGGAGCCGGGGCGGGCACGGGCGCGATAAATCGCGCCCCTACAAGGCATTGGCGCGATGCACGCTGTTCCCAGCCCCCTCTCTCGATAACGGCGAGGGCGCAGCCCTCTCCTGTTATCGGGAGAGGGGGCAGCGAGGAACGAGCGGGGGTG